AAGAAAAAATACGAAAAAGATGGTTATATTTGTAGTATTGAAAAGAAAATTTGAACAAAGCCGACATCATATTGGAACTTTCCAAAGCTGATTGGCTCACCCAAGCAACGAGGAATATCGCCAAAGACCGAGAGTTGGCAAGGGAGTTGTATCAATTCTACTTTTTGACTTTACTTGAAAAACCTGATGAGCAAATTGAGAAAATATACAGGGACGGATACATCCAGTTTTGGTCAATCCGTCTCCTTTATTTGGCTATCAACGGCAACCGGCATCCCTTCGGCAACTCTCGCATATATGACCAGTACGATGTCTATGAGCTTGACTTCGCTGAAGAACCTGACCTACTCCTTGAGAGAGAGGAAGAAGAGACAATTGAACTTGAACGAATCAACAAAATAAACCAAGTAACTGAATCAGCATACTTCTATGAAAAGGAACTATTCAAGATGTGGTGTTCAGGAATGTCTGCAAGGGCGATCCATAGAAAGACCGACATCTCCGTCCGTGAAGTGTTGAGGGTGGTTAAACTAATGAAAGAACGATGCATACTGAAATAATTGGAATTGCTTGTTTAGCAATCATCATTGTGAACTTTGGCAAACCAGCCGATTTGTTAAAACGCTATCTCTACGGAAACGAATACCACAAATGGAAGCGAATGAAACCACTTGATTGTGCTTTCTGCCTGTCGTGGTGGTTGGGATTGTCCTTCTTTTTATACACTTACGGATGGGTGGGGATACTTTACGCATCCATCGCAACGGTGATTGTCGCACTACTTGAAACTAAACTATGAGTCCACAAGAGAAAGCCAAAGAACTGGTTGACAAGTTTGACGGAGTTGGATTGCAGATGCGAAACGAAGCCATTGCCTGTGCATTGATTGCCGTTGATGAAATACTGGATGCAATTGATTGGCACGATTTTCAAACACCAAATCTGCAAATGTGGTTTTGGGATGCAGTAAAAAAAGAAATTGAACTACTATGAGCAATATAGAATTTATCCTTTCGCTTCAACCACTCTTTGATAAGTGGAAGCAAACCCAAGTGTTCCAACCAACGGGAGAACAAGCAAACCAATTGAACGCAGTCCATCGTGAGATATTCGGAAGGAACTTGCCGAACTGCTCTACCTGTGTGACGGAAGCATTGCACTCACTTTTGATATGGGCAAACCAACAACAAGAAGCACTCACCAAAGCACAACTTGCGGACGATGAGCAGAAACCAAAACGGAGAAGAAAAAATGAAAGCAACGATTGAGTTCAATCTCCCTGAAGAACAAGAGGAGTTTGAAGATGCAACAAACGGATGGAAGTGGGGACACGCTATGTGGCAACTGGATCAATTCTTGAGGACAAAGGTCAAGTACGCACCTGATGACGCATCCGAAGAATCCATCAACGCCTATCAAGACGCAAGAGATGCACTCCATCGCATATTGAGTGAAGAGAATTTGGAAATGAGATGAACGCATTCAACGGGACAATGACGGACAAGGAATGCTTTGACCACGAGTTGAGCATCGGAGTTGATTTGGACAATCAAACTTACACGGAACTATTTAAGTCAACCGCAAAGGAGATATTGGAAATCACTGGAGCAAAGACCTTCCTTGATTGTGGAGGTGGAGTCGGAGCATACACTCAAGCAATGTTGGAACACAATGTAGAATGCACCTATGTTGACCTATCCAAAATACACGGAGAGTATGTCACACGCAAAATCACAAGAAACGACAACTCAACCCTTCAAGTATTCATCAAGGACTTCACTACCCAACAATGGAAAACATTTGATTTGGTAGCGTCTATTGAAGTAATGGAGCATATACCTGACGAGAAGCTCATCCCATTTCTCACCAACTTAAAATGTAAATACTTTCACTTCTCCAGCACACCCCACAAGACGGACTTTGACGAGAAGTGGGGACACATAAACATCAAGAGCGAAGAAGAATGGGTTGCACTATTTGAGAAGTGCGGATTCAAGTTTGACCGTGCAATCTCACTCCCGACATCTTGGTCATTACTATTTACCAAATGAAGAAACACACTTTGACCTACCTAAATCACTTCGGCTATGACATAAGTGACTTCATCCCTTGCGAGGTATGTGGGACAACTGCGGTTGACATCCATCATATTGAAGCAAGAGGAATGGGAGGGAGCAAGGAAGCCGACAACATAGAAAATCTCCAAGCATTGTGCCGTGCCTGTCACACCAAATTTGGGGATCAAAAGCAATTCAAGGAGTTCTTGAAATGCAAACACGCAGAACGCTTGAAAATGTGAGGCAAATGTTTGAACAAGATTTGAAAATAGGACACATAATAGAAACTCAAGTTTTACAATTGATCCATAAAAAATATCCAAAAGCATATATGCAATCAGGATACTGCAAGGAATACGACATATTTATACCAGAAATACAAAAATCGGTAGAGGTCAAAAGTGACCAAAAGTCAAAATATACAAGCAACATTGTTATTGAAATTGAATTTGGTGGAAAGCCATCCGCACTCTCAACGACAAAATCAGATTTTTGGGTAATATATGACGGACACAATTTTCAATGGTTCACACCAAAAAGCATTCATCAATGCATTGAAGAGAATAATTTGAAATTTGTTACATTCAAAAGCAGAGGAGATAACCAAAGTAAAAAAGCATATTTGATCAAAAAAGAACTTTTGTACAAGTACGCAATACAAACAAAATTAATTCGGGGATAATTCGGGACAATGGCAACACAAGAAAAGCAACCACACGGAGGAAGTTTGACAAGACCGGAGAAAGGAGAAGTCCTAAATCCGCACGGCAGACCAAAGAAATTGATTACACAACTCAAGGAGATTGGGTATCACAAGAGTCAAGTTGAGGACACCGTTAACACGATGCTCACGATGTCACGCAAAGACCTTGAGAAGATTGACAAGGGAGATGAGTTCACCATCCTTGAGAGAATCATCGCCGGTGCTTTGCTGAAATCCCACGACAAGAACTCTCTCTTCAACTTGGAGATGTTACTCACACGCTCACAGGGCAAACCAAAAGAAACAATTGACCAAACTATAGAATCCAAGAATTTCACAATAACTTTGAATTTAGACAATGACAACTTACATCGGTAACGGATGGGAGAATGAGTACGGACTCAACCTATCAATCAACATCAACAAATTAAACGAAGCCATCAAGAGTGGTGAACTGGTAGTCAATCAATACGGTGATGTCCGTGTGAACTGCAACAAGATGAAAGCACCACACGAGAAGAGCAAAGCCACACACGCACTTTCAGTTCCCAAACCACGATGAAGAAAACTTGGAGGGGGTTGGATGTTTACCCACCCATTGACGATGAGCTGAAGTTGGTTCACACCAATCAAGGTGAGTTCACTCTTGCTCGTTACATTGACGAGATGTGGATTGACGAACACACCAACAGGTTGCTTGAGGTCGTGTACTGGATGCCTATACCAATTTTGCCAAACGAATGAAGATCCTGATTCTCACCGATGGAATGAATGGTGTGGTGTATCACCGCATCTACACTCCGCACCTTCGTTTGCAGTTGGACGGACAAGCGACAATTGATGTCTGCCAATCCCAAGAGGAATGGATGACCATTGACTTCAAATTGTACGATGTGATTGTGTTCTCCCGATGGCTCGGAAAATACCACTATGATATTCTCAAGCGGATCGCTGATGCCGGGAAACCCTATGTGATAGATGTGGATGACTATTGGGTACTCCCCAAATACAACCCGGCATATTGGGCATACAGGAAAGGAATCAAGAACGCCATCAAGGATGCCATCCATTATGCGGATGCAGTCATCACCACCACTCCGATGTTGGCAAAGGAGATACGCACCATCAACGAGAAGGTGTATGTTGTGCCGAACTGCCTGGACTTAACACACAACCAATGGTCGCAAATTAAGGAGAAAAATGAGACGGTGAAGATTGGATGGGTTGGAGGAATCACACACGAGGAGGACTTGAAGCTCATCGCTGATGACATCAATGCTATGGATGTGGAGTTCTACATCGTTGGTTACACTCCGAGTGAGCATTGGAACAACATCGTCAAACTGATTCCCAAAGCCAAGATTGTGGAAGGCACAAGCGTGTGGGAATATGGTGAAGTATACAAGCACTTTGACTTTGTACTTGCACCCCTTCAGGACAACCACTTCAACCAATGCAAGAGTGAACTGAAGATTGTGGAGGCAGCAGCGTATAGCATACCTATCATCTGCTCTGCGGTGTTCCCTTACCTTTACCACACATCAAACGATGGAGTGATATTCACCAACAAAAACAATTGGAAAGCATCCATTGAAAAACTGATTCACGCTGGTCACTCGGTGAGACAATCTATGGGACGGAGCAACTTTGACTATTGCAATACCTATCACAATTTGGAACTGCACAACCTGACTCGGTTGGCGGTTTACGATAAACTATGCAAATAAACTACAAGCGACCATATGTCACCAGTTACCAACAAGCCATCCTTGATTGTGAGGAGAGGTTCACGATAACGGCAGCGAGTACAAAGACGGGAAAGACCGCATCGCACATCATATGGTTGTTTGAACAAGCTCTCAAGTGCAAGGATG